CTCGTCTGCGTTGCCCTGGATAACGATCTGCGGGGAATATACAAAGCTTCCGCCGTTGCTTCCGCTTCTGCTGCCGGCATCGCCTATATCCATAAGCTCATGCCTTGCGCCTAAGAGTTCGCCGGCCCTCTGCCAGATAGCCAGGTTCTGCCGTCTCTGTGACTGTTGGAAACTGATAACTGCCTCCATGCCCGCTTCACCTGCGATTGACGGTCCAGTTGTGAAACCGCCCTTTGCGAGATAATCAAGATGGGGGAAGCTTATTGTCGTACCACCGCCAAGCGCCTTAGGCACTGCATCAGGTATCTTTATCGTTCCTATCTTGTCAAAGAGACCGTTGATAAGTCCGATGACTGCATTGATAGGTGCTTTAGCGAGATCGACTATTCCCTGGAATGCATCTCCGAAAAGTTGTACAACATCATTCCATGCATCGCTCCAATTGCCCGCAAATACATCAGACACGAATGCAACGAGATCATTGAACATATTCTGTACATCCTGTACTACTGCGAGGACGGTTCCGCTCCATGCATTAAACGATTCAAGAACACCTGATAAAACTGTTGAGCCAAGCCACAAGAGCACGTCTCCTATAGCCGCAAATACCGGTTCCAGAGCTATGATCACTTGACCTGCGGTTGAGAATACGGTCATGATGATTGAACCCACATTCGAAATGATTGAGGCTATCGTCGGTGCTGCCGCCGTAAATGTCTGAAGAAGTACAGGAATCACTGTTCCGGTGATATATCCGAAGATATCCTGTATGATTGGTTTCACGACAGTTGTAGAGAAGTCTACTATCTGCTGTACTACTCCCATCACAGATTGGAGGACAGTAGTCAATCCGCCAAACGCCGCTCCTGCATCATTGCCGAACATTCCGGTAATTGCTTGCTGTACTGGTTCAAGCGCCTTTGCTACACCGCCGTCCGCAAATAGTCCCTGGATGAATTGTCCGGCTGCCGATACCTTATCCATGAAGGCATCAAATACCGTAAGTCCTTGTTCTCCAAAGACATTGCCTATAAGAGTTCTGATGTCCTCAAGATGATCTCCCAGAATACTAACCACCGCGATTATTCCGGATATGGCAAGAATTATGGGACCTGCACCGGAGGCAATACTTCCGAGGATACCCAAGAATGGTGATTGCACAGATCCAAGAGCGTTCATGAGCGGCATCATTGTTCCAAGTGCGTCCTTACCGAAGCCAAGTGCGCCTTTACCGAAGTTGAATAAACCGCCGCCTACATTTCCGACAGCTCCTGATATTCCGCCGAAGATTTCTTTCGGCGTTACTCCGAATGTCTGGAATGTCTTTTGTGTGATACCACGTCTTATATCCCTTACGCCCATGCTGTTCCAGATGTTTCCGGGCATTGCTTTGATACCGTCAAGGGCCATACCGCCGAGCATTGCACCGCCATCTACAAGGTCTTTTATTGTTCCCTCGTAAATACCGGACATTATTTCGCCAGCGACGCCACCGGTCTTTGAAAGTCCGCCCATCAGTTTCGTAACCCAAGGATTACTAACAATAGGAGCGTTCCCAAGATTTTTGAACGCGCTAAATACCCCTTTGCCATAATCCTTAGTGTTTCCCATGAAACCTTTGGCCGAATAAAATAATTCCGGAATGAAGCCGCCTATGGTTCCTCTGGTCTTTGTCTGCTTTCCGAAGAGTAGTTCCTTTGCTGTTCCGACAGCATTTAAGAGTCCGCCGCTTCTTCCGCCATACATGCCCTGAGGACCTAACAGAAGATCCGCGCCAAGTCCTAAAGTACCCTCTATAGCTGGTGCAAACTTCATTGCCGTAAATGCTCCGGCCAGCATCCCGACTTTCTTAACGGCATCGTCCCCATGCTCATTAAGATAATCAAGAAACTGTGATATATACGGTAATGCCTTCTCGATTGATTCACTCAGGGTATCAAGTCCCTTTGAAGCAAGATCCGCAAGTTTACCGGCTATCTCTTCAAGCTGTGGCATGTTGTCCGTCAGCTCAAGGAACAAATTCTTAAGACTGTTATTAACAGTATTGGTTAGTGGTACAAATGCCCTTCCGATGTCAGTCTGTAACATCTGGAAAGCACTGTCCCTCATCTGCCGTACTGCTTCCGGTGCCTGTGTTTTTATGTCAAACTCGCGCTCCATGCTGGTCAACTGAGCATTTCCGTTTGCATCTGTCGCACCCCAAAGAGTACTGTCTTTAACCATGTCCAGGGCCTTTTGATATACGTCAAGATTTCCGACGATCTTTGCGCCTCCTTCAGCAGCCCATATACCGAAAAGCTGGCCTACAGCATTGAGCTGTCGCTCCTTCGGGAGATTTCCGATGCCCTCAAAGAGCTTACTGAGCGTTTCCGTACCATTTACGCTCATGGCTTTAGTAATTTCCTCAGCCGTGTATCCGAGCTCTGCAAGAACCGCCTGCTGCTTTTTGGTCATATCTGAACCTTTGGAAAGATTCAGTGCCATTCTCTTTATACTGGTTCCTACTCTGTCAGAAGCTACACCCGTTGCGAGCATTGCATCAGCAAGTGCTGCCGTGGTTTCCGGGGATATTCCTCCTAATTGTCCGAGGGATGCCGCCTGATTGACTGCATTTGCAATCTCTGCTGCTGTAGTCGCGCTGTGTGCGCCCAGGTAGTTAATCTGGTTTGCAAGAGTCATGATCTCTTCATGGCTCATGTGAAATGAGTTCTGCCACTTTGCGGAATAATCGGCCGCTTCCTTTGCTTCTATGTCCCACGCAGCCGCCATAACAGCCGCGTCCTGTGCAAGTCCTCCGACGAGCTTTCCGGTCTTGTCAAACTTGAATATATCGTCAATGGTTTTGCCGGACTGTCCGAGGGCTGCCACCATGTCCGCAAGGTAGTCGCGGGTCAATGGAACCTGTGTGCTCAGTCTCTGTATAGAGTCATATACAAGGTCGTAATTCTCTGCATAGGTCTTGCCGTTCTCAGCTTTTAAAAGCTGTCCGTCAAGCCCAACAGCCGCCTTTCCTATACGTCCGTTTGCATCTGCAAGTCCGTCAACGTACTTAATTACGTTGGCCAATTCGTTTTCATACTTAACGGCTTCATTTGTGCATTTCGCAAGGGCTCCGGCTGTTGCTACGGTCAAGGCTCCCATGGTGGCGAGTCCCACTGTTCCGATATTACTTATGGTCCTTGAGAAATTGCTTATCTTACTCTGTGACTGATTGATAGCGGCGGTGAGGCTCTTGTCCATCTTTCCGGCTATCCTGATAGTCAGCTCTAATGCTTTCCCTTTTGCCATTCCTCTGCCACCTCATTGTTTATTTCAACAAACTCCCTTAGTGGGAGATTCACATAAAATTCGACGCTCGTGTTAGTCGCTGTCGCAAGCCTTATAGCTGCACGCCTCAGCTCCTTGGCGTTGGCGTTTACTCGAAAAAAGAAGGATCATTGACTGCAAGCTTGAGCTTAAGGATCTCCTTGAACGGTAATCCGGTAAAAAACTCCTCCGGCTGTCCTGTGGCCATTGATGCCAGGATGCAGCTATAGAAGTAATTAGCGGTATTGTCCGGAGAAATAATGCCCTCTCTTGCCATCCTGTTCTCAGCTTCACTCTCGTTAAGGCTTGTAAGGTCGCCTATCTTTGAAAGGTCGATGTCTTTATAGCTCTTTCCTTCAAAGCTGTATGGCTTATCAAAAGTCATTACGTGGTTTTCAGTCTGTGTATCAACGTTCAAATACATCATGACTGCCTGCTGTACCTGCTTTGAGAGTGATCTCGGCATAACCTCAAAAAACTCAATGGGATATCCTGTAGTCTTTGCGATAACCATTCTTGCAAAAGCTGTGGATGTCTCAGTAAGGACCGTTGCGGCCACCTCTCTTTTGGTTGTAAGCTGTTTCTGAATGTCTATAGCGTCTTTTATTGTCAACTTATCAAGCCCCGATAAGTCGATCTCTGTATACTCTGTGCCTTCAAACTTGTAAGGTTTATTGAATGTGATAACATTCTTCTCTTTGTTCTCTGTCTCTGTAGCTTTCATTTTTCAATTTCTCCAAAAACAAAGCACGGACGGGATCTCTCCCAGTCCGTGCCGGTCATTTGTAATCTTATGCTTATGTCAGGGCGTTGATCTCTGCCAGCATATCTTCGCCGTTTACCTTGTAAACGCTGTTGAGCTTGTCAATTTCAAGAACTACCTCACCGTCGACTTCGATAAGGATGTATGTAAGCTCAAGTGTTACCTCTGCTTCCATACCTTCGCCCTTCTCGATCTTGCCAGGCTTGAACTTCTTAACACGCCCTCTTTCGACAACGCGAAGTCCCTTGAAAGCGTAGCCGCCGGTCTTGTCATATACCTGCTGTGCAGCGCGGAATGTAAGGTCTACTGTTCTCTTTGGTGAGAGCATGTCCATTGCAGAGCTATACAGGGTATTGAAAGATACAGTCTGCTCCATGGACTCAAACTGTCCTATTGTAGGAGAATCAATCTCTCCGTTAATGCCACCACCTGTGATGGTGCTGGTCTTCATGTTGATTTC